CGACCGGCTGTTCGTACGTCAGCTTCTCATTTCCAACCACACGCATTTCATCAGTAGTTCGGGGCATGGTGTACTCACGCATATCAGCCTGCTGGAATCCTCCCTTGGGAATGTTGGTATAACCATCGTTAACGCCTGGACCCACCTGAACCTGTTCGACTGGGAACACATTATTCATGCGCTGTCCAGTTACCATGCGAGACTGCATAAAATCGGTTTCAACCTGCTTTCCAAAAGGCTGGCCTACACCAGGCTTGGTATCGTACAGCGACTTGACCTCACGCTTTTGGAAGTATTCCTTACCTGCGCCATTGTGATTGTCCAAAATTGTATTAGTTGCACCCGAGTACATACTTTGAGTAACGTGAGACCCAAAGTATGGAACTTCGTTGCTATGGCCTTTCCTTTCAGGCGCGATTGGACGTTCTTCTTCCGGAGTATAACTCTGTGCGTTGGGAATAAATCCTTCCTTCTTATTATCTTGATTCGCCAAAACGTACCCAATTGCCCCGAGTCCCACAAGCAGAGCTAGTTCAATCATCCTTGTATTCAATTGTTACTTTTTATTCTTACAACATACCCCACATAGACCATCCGGTGCGATTGAAAGATGACACCCTTATCTTTCCTGAATCCGCTTTGAATCTGTTGTACGCGTCACTTTCAAATGATAGTGGAATCGGGTACTTATTGTTGTCGCAGTTCGGTTTTACACCATAGCAGTTAACACCAAACTTCATGGCGGGGTCGAAATAACCTCCATTGATACCAGGTCGTCCACAACGTGTTCGTTTATTATTGTCTACTTCCTGTAGGAGTTTCTTCCAGGTATCCTCCTGCGTAGGGAACAGAGCCATTCCACCAGTCGTCCAACCGTACCCACACCACTCGGCTCCACGAGAGAACGCCTCCTGAACCTGTTCGTATGTGGCAAGTTCCGCATTGTAAACCGCGCATACCGCAGGTGCCTCATCATAGGTATATTTATTTCCGCTAACGAAAAAGACTTCTTTCAGTCCGCTGGGTGCTTTAGGGAGCGTTTTCTTCTTGTATAAATCGTTCACACCAGCAGGAACAACACTTAAATTCCACTCGCTAACATCCAGTAACGGTTCTTCAATTATTTGAGACACATATACCGCGATAATAACTAGTGTGATGGCTACGCCCACCGCCATTATGCTGTACGTTAATAGGTATACCGACACAGCCAGAGCGACTGTTACGATTAGAAACATATACTTTTCCATTATTCATCTAGACGATAATAAATCACTAGTCGCATATTAGATGATAGCGGGAACTGCTTGGGGCTGTACTCTTGTACACGCTCATCATCCAGCAGAAACCAGGACGAACCGGGGGGCATGTTGCGTCCGTAAGTCCACCAATGCGACCCGTTGTAACATACCACGGATGAAAGCGCATACTTGTTTTTATTAAGTACCATAATGCTCGAGTATTGAACAGTAGTATCCGAGAGGGGCGCATGGAACATCATACACTTGGGAAATGTCCCAATCAGTTGCTGTCGCATACCTCCCTTGTTTTTACAAGTTTCACATTTCCACTCGTCAACCTCATATGGCTCAACTGTTTTTGTGATACAGTCTGATAGAGGAATGTCTCTACCGTCGATTGAGTCGAGTGAGAATTCGATTACAGAATCGTGAGTTGTGCTTTTATGAGGGCAGGTATTACACTTCATAGTGTGTGCAATTTTGAAACGGCACAGTTCATCGAGGAACGGCAGCTTGTCGCACAAGTACAGCAGTAGCTCGTGACTATCACCAATTCCTCTACCCGCAGGCATAGTATCTGTTCGTACCGCTTCGAAGAAATCACGCAATCCATCTTCGCCCTTTGATTTCCAAATTCGCGATAGACAAACATCAATGATATTAGATGAATCGGCATTTTCCGTTCGGTAACGTTCTTGGACATCAGGGATGCGAAAGAACGATTGGAGTGCTCCGTTGACCCAGCAGCTGCCGTTGTAATTGTGGAGCCCGAACATTCTTAAAGTTATCTGTGAAAATTAGCAAAGTCCGACAGGTATGGTTCAGGAGGACCTGATACTGGGAAATTCGTTTTAGCGTATGGCTTGAAAGTGAATACATTCATATAAGCCGCGTTACGTGTTGCGGTATTTGAACTGAATTCTCCATCGTCTTCGTACATAGCAACTTGGTCCTGTTCGCTGCTGTTAGATGAGCCTCCAGCTCCTCCGCTATTATTAGATGAGCCACCACCCCCTCCGGTGCTGTTAGATGAGCCGCCTCCTCGTCTATCACCATATACAAATCTGTCTGGTCCGTATACTTCTGGATACGTCTTACCGTCCATGCCCACGGGTCCGTATATACGACGCTTACAGGTACCGCTAGACATATGTTCAACCGGTCTAAAAATCCACCCAATGACTACAACAATTGAAATGAAGGCAATATAGTAAACATATTTCATTCTCAGTTATTATTACTCGTTAAAAGAATAATGTTCTCACTTGAATGGATATTTATTGGAGTAGTAACTGGGTTGCTGATGGTTTCTGTATTTATACCACCATCTCGTAAAGAACCTCGGGTGCCTACACCAAATACAAAGCAGGTGTATAAAACGTCGTCGGGTTGCGTAAAGTTTAAGACCCATGAGGTTCCGTGTTCGCAAGAAGCTATGTCTTTGAATTTAGTCGCTTCTCAACATAAATGATGATACAGATAACGAAACTGCTACATAACCCACATAGCATAAAGGTCCTTTCTTTCTTAGTTGGGCTGGGTCTTGCAGTCTTGTTATTTCATAAACCTTTGACTACCGAAAAAACACTCGCTTTGTCGATAGAAGAGATACAAGGTCGTGTAGTTCCAAATGGGAACAAATGTTATTCTTATGTTGCGGAAGACTGTCCATGTGAAAAGTCCGTATCTAAATAAATAAATGGCAGAAGGAGCAACTAATCTGGCTGATTTACTAGGAGGCGGTCCCATCCAGAATCCATCGCTCCCGCAGTCGACCACGTTTGCTCCTATGGTAACTGGGGGAGGAGACCCTTTCATAGCACCGATGCCATCTAATCAGCCTGCTACCAAGCTCGTGAGTCACGATGCAACCTTTTCAATGATTCGTCGTGCAGTAAAAAATATGATGTTTTATATTGCCTTTTTTCTAGCAGCGGTAGTTATTTCGTTACCTATCCCACGTGCCTTATTTTTACAGTATATTCCTAACACCTACACCAGTGGGGGAGTCGTTAGTTATTTAGGTGCGAGTATCCTCGGCGGTATCGCGGTTGCTATTGCTTACGTTCTGGGAACCCTGCTCGCAGTTCTTATTTAATCCATAATTGTTCTCGCATTTTCGTCATTATTATCGGAAGAATACAGCACCCTCAGCAGACCATATTCCCGAATACACTTGTGAAGAAACGTCTTACAGTTGTGACACGGTTTCGAATTTTTGATGTTTCCGTGTTTACTGAGGCGAATAACTTCCAACGTACAACCGTTCAGTTGTGAAATATCACCAAGACGTTTCACAACTGCCCGTTCCGCATGTAAGCTTTGGTCATCCCACCCAGAACCACGACTGCGTGTTCCGATAGTGTTCCTAGCCTCCGCGATGACCTTCCTCCTCCTAGTAAGCCTAGCCACATGATACTCTGTATTATGAACGCACTTATATTCCATCTTGGGTATAACGAGTCGTTTGTAATGTTTGGATTCCGTTTTTCAGAAGGCAAGCTTATATTAAACATGGAGACGTTTCGCCGACGTTCAAAGGGTTGGCAGAATGACGCACCTGCTTACATTCACCCGAGAATCCTATTTGGAGCAGGAATGTTCATAACCCCCGAATTTGTAGAAAAACACCGAATTACACACGTTATTAACTGTGCATCAGAATCAGATAGTCCTGCTTGGTTCCGAACGAAATTCCCCAGCAAATATTCAGAACTAAATGCCATCGATAGTTTAGACGTAAATATATTAGATTGGTACCCAAAGTTCGAGGCGGTACTACACTCGTTTCTGTCGGAAAATGGTTCACAAAATATTTACGTTCACTGTCAGTGTGGAATCAACCGCAGTGGGTTTCTGTGTTTGGCATATGCCTGCCGAAAGCTGAAATATGATTATAATGAAATGATAAAAAGCGTCCTATCGCAGAGACCATGTGCCTTTACGAATCCAGCATTTCGTAATCAAGTACAACAGATGGTTTTAAGCGGTGTAATAAAGAATGAATAATAATGGATAACATATTCCGTACGAAGAAGTTTCGCGAAACAGCATCGCGTTCTAATACGTCAGATACTGTTTCCGGAACACTTGATTCTTTACATCAAAACATAATAAATAATATAAAAGACTCAGATGTTGAAGATATACAGCAAAGAATAACTGAAATTAAATTAAAAATTAATGAGTCAAATTTAGACAAATCAATAGAGTCAATACTTGCTACAACAAAGTTACAAATTGAATTAAATGAGTTGGAACATGTATTGAGCGATAAGTCACCAGTCGAAAATTACTATTTGAAAAACGCAGACATTATGCTGAAATACTATGGTCTTCAAGAGAAGACGCAGTTCAACTCGACAGCTCCGCAGAATCAGAATACATTCCTGAAATATTTGACTCCTTCGAATACAGCCGATACATCTTGTGTCTCTAAGAAAGAGTTATTTGAACAGTATGCTAAACGTATGAAATTGAATACAATATCATCTGCTGAAATTAACAGTCAGGATTTGTCGGAGCATTGTGTTAAATGTAACGTGTCGCGAGAAGAAATAGGTTCAGAGGGAATACTGGTATGTCCAGTATGTGGCTCTGAAGAATATATGTTAGTTGTATCCGACTTTCCATCATTCCGTGACCCACCGAAGGAACGAAACAATTACGCATACAAAAAAATTAATCATCTCAACGAAATTTTGAATCAGTTTCAAGCAAAGGAGTCTACAATTATTCCTGATGAAGTTATGCACGAAGTTGTATGCGAAATCAAGAAACGACGTATCCAAAATATTGCCGACATGACCGAAAAGGATATGCGAGAAATACTGAAGAAACTGAACCGTTCAAAGTATTACGAACATGCTACACATATACTGTCGAGGTTGAACGGGAACCCACCGCCAACCATAACGCCTGAAATAGAGGAGAAAATCCGTGCGATGTTTCAAGAAATACAAGCACCGTTCTTAGTGTACTGTCCAGACGAAAGAACGAACTTTTTGTCGTATTCCTACATTTTGTATAAGTTTTTCGAGTTGTTGGAACTGGATGATTACAAGGTATACTTTCCCCTGCTAAAATCCCGAGACCGTCTAATCGCACACGATGAAATTTGGAAGAAGATTTGCGATTACTTGAGATGGGAGTTTATTTCCAGCGTCTAGCGCCAGTGGTCTAACGGCGCTTAGAAAGGAGACCAGACTTCCACACTAGCGTCCAGGCGACGACGAACACCAGCGAGTGGACGGCGGCCTGCGTCGTTAGGGACGAGCCTGGGGGGAGAGACACCAGCACACCGGGAGTTAGGGCAAAGAATAACGCAGCGAGAACGGCGAGTTTGGCGAACATTGTATGATACTTGTTTAGATAATTTTACCAATTGGATACTTACCCATTAACCTGAACAAAGCGGGCGCACTTCCAATACCTCGGTCGTACAACAACGGACCCCCAGCATAGCATAAGTACGGCATACCCGGAATATGATATGGCTTCTCAGGGGGGCATTTCTTATAACAGAGCCCGTCAACTCTTTCAGTATTCTCCTTAGGACCTCCGGGGTCGGTATTCGGACACGTACCTCCATTATTCAGTCGCCCGCGCACTGCTCCACCGGTAGCACAACCAGTCCACCACAGTCCCCAGTTCACACAACGGTCATTCCATCCGAGCGGTTCGCGACACGTTAATCCGTCATTATTCCATCCAGAAGGACAAGGTTCAAGCCCTACTGGTGTTCCAACTCCTCGATTGAACGAATCAACCCTACAAGTGGTCAAAGACCCCGTATATCCGCTACGGCATTTAGTGTAACACAATCCAGCATCTAAATCGGGTTTGTCGGGGTGACACGTGAATGGAGTACGGGATATCAATTCCTGCCCTCCTACGCTCAAACTTTGCGTATTTACATTTAATACTTCACGTCCCCCAACAGCCTGGGGCAGTGCTAATCTAAAATTCTCCCTAATTCGGGTGAAAGCCCAAAATGTAAATACAAGCAGGGCAATCCAAACAAGTACATCAAATACCCCCATTATATCTTAAATGGATTTAACTACACGGACTATGAATGTCTGATTTTAGACGGCATTCACCGGAAGGGCACTTGGTATATCCAGCAGGGCACGGTTGGTCAGTTCGGGTATTTGGGTTACTGAATGATTCCAGGAGAGGGCGAACGTACTTATACACTAAATAGTTGACGACTGCGAATATCAGCCCATGGATTACCGACTGTTCCAGGAGCTTACCTCCGGGTGGAATATTCAAATGACTACCGGGAACGAAAAGCATAAACAATAGCGCCTTGAGTAAAATATTAACCCACATTTACTTCTTAACTAGTTTTTTCGTCAAGTTTCAGGGGGTCATACGTCGCATGTCCGGTCGGAACACACCCTCCGTCCTCGGTCATACGAAATCCATTAGGGCACTTTTTACCGTAGTTTCCGAAATTTTCACGATAAGACCAGTAAGCGCCCATTACTAAACTAGCCGCAACCGCAAACAGAACAGCATGCGTCACCAGTACTGTCGCGCGACTTCCCTTGCTGGGGAGACGAAACAGGACACCGGGAACAAAAGCAACGAATAGAATTACCGACAAAACGCTACTAACTATATCCATTTATCTACTTATTCATAAATGTTTTCTTTACCCAGTTGCGGTCGGCCGTATATTTCCTACTAGCATCCTTGTCGGTTCTCTTGGTATATATAGCAACCGCGTGCAGCTTACGGAATGTCTTGAGTGCGCCTGTAGAATGAACTGAACGACGAAGAGACCGATGGCGCGCATGTGAACGTTTACGGGCAGAGTATCCAAATTTGGACAAACTACCCGGCTTCAACTTACCAATTCCTTCTCCATTCTTATCCGCCCAGCGTCCAGGCGCACCGCGGTCTGCTATTCTAACCGACGGTACACGAGATACTCGGACAGTTGTCCTGCGGACACGCGTATCTGTTGGACGCGTGAACGAACGACGGTCATGTGCTCGCCGAGTGTAACCCTTGCGGATAATTGTCGCCATTTACATATCAAACAGAAGGATTATTGTTGGGACAAGTAGAACAACCCTTCTTTGCTACCTTAACCTGTGAATAGTTATTTGCTACATATAATACGACAGGAACTATCAGTAACAGTAGCCACATCCACGACATTTATTTTACCAAGAGTTTTCATTCAAGACGCATATAACATACACTGATATGGGTATTCCTTTTTACTTCGTATCGCTTCTGAAATCGCACAAGAATATTACGAAACCCGTCAAGCAAAGATTGGATGTTGATGTACTAGGAGTAGACTTCAACTGCTTGATTCATCGTTATTTGAAGGACGAAGACCCAGTACAATCGGTGGTTACTGCCTTTGAACACATCGTTACCGAAATATCCCGACCCAAACATCTGCTCATCGCAATGGACGGGGTTGTGCCTTACGCAAAAATCGTCCAACAAAGATACCGTCGTATGCGAGCCTCTACTACCACGTCTATCTTTGACCGCAATCAAATCTCACCCGGCACGCCTTATATGAAAGAATTGGAACACGCACTTTCCCTGAAGTTTCCCCATGCAGTTATGAGCTCTACGGCCGAAGAGGGAGAGGGAGAACATAAATTGTTTCATATGATTCGCCGACTGCCCGAAGAACAACGTCGCGACGTATGTATTTACGGTCTCGACGCGGACTTGATTTTGATTTGTCTACAGCACGCAGGTGTATCTACCACCATGTCCCTGCTGCGGGAAAGTGGTGAGTTTAACGACCCAAAATTGGAAACCGCAGAATTTTCAACATTACTAATTCAATCCCTAAAGAGGGAACTGCCTATACAAATTGACCAGTATATCGCACTAAGTATCCTCTGCTTCGGAAACGATTTTATGCCGAACTTGGGGATGTTTTCTTTGCGAGAAGGTGGATATGAACGGGCCCTACAAATTTACGAAAAGGCAGGCAATCCAGACCTGCTGACTTTTGAAGGACGCGATTGTTTCCTGGATTTCGCCGAACGCTCTGAAATAACCACACTCAAAGAAAGAATCCATTTGAGACGCCGTCCGGAAGAGAAGGCACTTTTTGGAAGAGACGGGTCTCAATTTGAACGAATGTACCGACTTCACATCCTGGATGGCGTAGAAGATATTCAACCGGTAGTCCGAGCCTTTTGGATAACCTTTCACTGGACATTACACTACTTCAGAACGAATGAGGTTTTGAACTGGGACTGGGTATATCCGTATACCGAAGCACCCTTGATTCAACATATACTGAAATTTTCAGAAACCGAATGTGAATCATCCGAAAGAACCTTCGGAATAACACGTCAACTACAGTTTATTCTTCCTAGTAGGTCAATCAGGAATGCTAAAAAACTAATGAAGTTTCCGGATGAAATTTATACCGAAACGCGGCATCCGTGGATGAAGCGGCACGATTGGGAATCCGACCCCCGAATTTCTCTACCGTGGTCTACCTTAAGCGAAATCGTCCCTCTCTGAGACCAACGCTTGTTAATTTCGACGGCATTACGGATACAGACCCACTTGAATTCATAACATTACGTGTTCGAGGCGTTTCGTCAATATAAGCATTCACGTTTGCACTCAAGTCAAACGTCTGTGTACTATCATCTGTCTTATGGTTCCAATATTCGTCGGTTATTCTTTTCATTTGACGCGTTTCTCCCATATGCATCATACCATCTCCGGTCATTTCGCGTGCCCAGTTTCTAGTAAGATATTCCAAATATTTACTGCGATAGACCAATCCCGAGTTAAATTTGGTGTTTGCGTAATACATATCTAAACATTCTTGAACCGTAGCAGGACATGGTTTGTTCAATCTCCGGTTAACAGTATTGTGGGCACGAACAACAAATAAGAAAAACTGGAACCGACTCGAGTTCCATTCGGGATGAGACGCAGTATAGTTTTGAAACATAACTTTAAAATGCTGTTCGCAGTGCGGACAAGTTATACTATCACGGAACGCATTCATATACCGTTTGAGTATTTCCTTATCGGTTTGCGACGGAATTTCTGGATACAACAGAGAAACGGAGTGGAGCGTCATCCAACCGAGAGGTCCCCAAAGACTCGTCATTAATTAGTCTATGGAAATGAATCCAGCGATAGCACCGCCTTCTACAATATCCCGTATTAATGCGGGTGGTGTTCCACTACCTTTTAGCAGACCATGTTTCTGAGCGAGTGCCTTCACTTTTTCGTTACTCATTTTGTTCAATTTTTTGCGAATGGTCCGACGATACTTCTTGCTTCCGGATTCGGTGACTAATCTGATTTGTGTACGCTTTGCGGTTTTACGAAGTGGAGGTGCCTTCGCGGGGTCCCTTACTTTCAAGATACCTCGCGGGAACGTCTTTACCGTTTTACGAGGTTTCTTACCTGCTAGTTGTACCTGTGAATTACCGCCGACTTTCGTGATGGTCAACTTTTCGGACATCCTTCCTTAAAAACGAATCAAGAAAGATTTACGCCGAGTTCGCATTATCAAATTACGATGGAGTGGAAAGCAGTTCAATCGTATTTCGGAACTAACGGCGTCAGTCGCATGGTGGAGCACCAAATTGAATCATTTGAGGACTTTGTTCGCAACAAAATTCCACTCATCGCAACCTCGACGGCCCCAATTGTGGTGTGGCACGAGTTTGATGAGAAAGTAAAAAAATACAAGTATGAGCTTCGCCTGTCGTTTGAAAACATTACCTACATGAAGCCGAGAATCCAGGAGGCGACGGGCAGAGTCAAGCCCATGTTTCCACAGGAGGCTCGTGTTCGTAACTTTACTTACGCGGCCCAAATGTTTTGTGACGTCCGGTTCGTAACCCGAACGTACAAGGGTGATACTATGACCGAGTTTGACGAGGCCGTTCGTGTATTTTCTGGAGTATCGCTGGGCAAGATTCCAGTAATGTTGGGCTCTTCACTCTGTATTTTGGGAGACTATCCACTAACACGAGAGGAAATGGGAGAGTGTCCACACGACCCTCTCGGATACTTCATCATTCACGGTAGCGAAAGAACGATTCTATGCCAGGAGAAGGTAGCAGATAATCGTATCATGGTGTTCTTCAACAAGAAAACTGCGTCAAAGTACACCTACTCAGTCGAAATGAAGTCTTTGCATGAATCGTTTACAACGCCACCCAAGAAGATTGAAATCCGCATCAGCTCCAAGTTCAACGGAATGGGCTACCCACTTATGATGTGCGTTCCTCGGTTCCGAGAGGATATTCCGATGGTTGTATTCTTTCGTGCGCTGGGAATTGAAAACGACGAACAACTCGTAAACTTGATTTGGGGAAGCGACCTTGTATCAGCAGAATGTTTGGCTGCCTCTTTCAAAGAATGTTCAGACATCAATATCAATAGCCGCGAGGATGCTATTCGGTATCTGTCGAATCACCTACAGTACTCTACCACTCACGAGGACAAGTGCGCATACGTTCGGACCCTGCTGGATACCGAGTACCTACCACATGTAAAGTTTGGCGGAGAGACGTTATCTCCCAAGACCATTGAGGCACGAAAGTGTGTTATTACTGCCTCGATGGTTCGGCGATTGATTATGACCGAGCAGGGCAGAATTCCGATTGATGACCGTGACGCCTACCCAAATAAGCGTATCGTGACCACCGGTTCACTACTCACGCACTTGTTCAGACAGTTGTTCCAAAAGGTTTGTAAGGACATTCGAGGCAAGTTTGTACACGAAGTGAATAACGACACCTGGAAGAAGACAGAGGTTCCAAATCCACTTGATGTTCTGAACGTCAACAATTTGTACAAAATTTTGAAGGTATCGACGATTGAGGGCAAGCTGAAGCAAGCGTTGGCTACGGGTAACTTTACGGTTCAGGGGCTGGGTACTTCGGCGTCTGCTTCAATTTCCAACGCAACCAAGGTCGGAGTATCGCAGGTATTGAATCGCCTATCCTATCTCGCTACACTCAGCCATTTGCGTCGCATTCAAACACCCGTTGAGAAGTCGGGTAAACTTCTTGCCCCGCGAAAGCTACACGGGACCAGTTGGGGATTTGTGTGTCCGGTAGAGACACCCGAAGGTCACTCGGTTGGTATCGTCAAGGCGATGTCTATGCTCACATCAATTACACAGCATACACCATCATCTGTAATCATGCGGGTGCTGGAGGAATCGGAAACTATCAAATGGATTTCCGAATCTAAAATGTATCACGGTATCTCCATCAACGTGAACGGCGTTATCGTTGCGTATACGACCGAACCTCTGGCTGTCTACAAGATGCTGAAAGATGCAAAGCGAGCATTCCGGCTACATCCTCACACGAGCGTCGCATGGAACATTCTACACAATACAATCACAGTTGAGTCGGACGGAGGCAGATTTGTGCGCCCACTATTCCGAGTAGAAAACAGCAGTATTCTGGATTCACCCGCGTCGGAGGTTTGGAATGATTGGGTAAAGAGTTGTATTGAATATGTTGATTCGTCCGAATCAGAAACTATTCGGGTTGCGATGCAACCCAAGGATATCACAAAACATCACACACACTGTGAAATTCATCCGACGATGATTTTGGGTCACATGGCTTCAACGATTCCGATGTCGGACCATAATCAGTCACCTCGTAATACATACCAGTCTGCTATGGGCAAGCAGGCGGTCAGTATCTTTGCTCGTAACTACTCGAAGCGGCTCGATAAGAACGGTTACATTCTGTGTCAGCCTGCGCGTCCATTCGTAGAGACGCGTACTATGAAGGTACTGAACACGCACGAAATGCCTTTCGGTATGAATGCGATTGTGGCTATCGGTATTTACGGTGGGTACAATCAGGAGGATTCAGTTATCTTGAATAAATCGGCAGTGAACCGAGGGCTGTTTCGTAGTCTGTATTACACGATGTATAAAGATGAAGAACACCGTAATGTAACCAGCGGAAAGGAAGAGAAGTTTATGAAACCAAACCGTGCCTCAACACGAGGCTATAAGACGTCTTCGTACCATGCTGTTCAGGAGAATGGTTTGCCACGGGTTGGAGCGATGATTGGAGAAAATGACGTAGTAATTGGTAAGGTTACCAACTTGAAGCAGGATACGAATGGGTATGCGTACCGCGATTCGTCTACAACACATAAGAACGCAGAAACGTGTCGCATTGATGGTGTGTGGCAGGATAAGAATTCAGATGGATATCCGTTCGTAAAGGTTCGTGTGGTAAGTGAACGCATCCCTGAAATCGGAGATAAGGTCAGCTCGCGACACGGTCAGAAGGGAACCTGCGGTATCATGCTGAACGAGGAGGATATGCCTTATACTGCGAGTGGTATGCGTCCCGACCTGATTATGAATCCGCACGCAGTTCCTTCACGCATGACGATTGCACAGCTGATGGAGACCATGTTTGGTAAGATTTGTTCGATGAAAGGAACATTGGGTGACGGAACGCCGTATTCCCACTTGTCCCGTGATGAACTAAAAAAGCAGATGATTGAACTCGGTATGCACCCGTATGGTAACGAGATTCTGTATAACGGACAGACGGGCGAGATGATGGAAGCCGAAATCTTCATGGGTCCTACATTCTACCAGCGCCTGAAGCACATGGTGAAGGACAAGACACATTCTCGAGCACGTGGCCCTATTGTGAGTTTGACGCGACAGCCTTGTGAGGGACGTAGCAGGGACGGTGGTTTGCGAGTGGGTGAGATGGAGCGTGATTGTATGATTAGTCACGGCGCTGCGATGTTCACGAAGGAACGTCTCATGGATGTGAGCGACCCGTTCCCTACTGGGTTCTGTAAGAGCTGCGGGACACTCGCAGTAACGAATCCGAAGGAGAATATCTATCACTGCGGGACTTGTGGCGTACAGACGCAGTTTGAGCAGAAGACGATTCCTTACGCAGTGAAACTATGGGCTCAGGAGTTGGAGGCGATGCACATTGTCCCGCGTATGGTGTTTGAGTAGATAAGTTTAAATGCTGATAACCTACAGAATTAAATGAACATATACGAATTCATTAAAAATTTGAACGTTAAGGTGCTTGTAGAAATTGGATGCTGGAATGGAAATGATAGTGAGAAGTTCAAACTTTTTCACCCGAACGCACGTATAATTGGGTTTGAACCTGACCCTAGAAATGTTCAGTTGTTAAAGCAAAAGGGTATAGATAATATAATTGAATTGCATCCGTATGCGCTTTCCAATGAGGATGGAGAAGCTGAGTTTTATCTATCGGATGGACTTGTATGTGAACACACATGCTCGTCTTCTTTGAAAAAACCATTGAACCATTTGAACGTACATCCGTTGGTCGTATTTCCACGCAAGACCATTGTAACATGTATTAAATTAGATAATTTTGAACCGCTAAAGGATACTGTTATCGACTTCATTTGGGCCGATGTACAAGGAGCGGAAGATATAGTGTTTTCTGGTGCTAAAGAAACGTTAAAAAGAACAAGATATGTATATACAGAGTATAGTAATGATAGTCTATATGAAAAACAACTGAATCTACATGAAATATTGAAACTATTCGGAAGCGATTGGGAGATTGTAGAAGACTTCGGAGGTGACGTTTTACTACGTAATATCAAATTTTAATGTACGCATTTATAGATTATAAATGATAACGCATCCTAATATTGGATATGCGGGTAGACTTGGTAATGCGATGTTCCAATATTCTGCTCTGAAGGGTATCGCAAGAAAACGTGAATATAACCCTGTATTGTTAAAAGACGTTCACAATCGTATTTGGGATGGGCAACTATGTCTACTACGTTTTTTTAATTTAAAAATTGATTACATTGACGATACATCTAACTTTAATAATACATTTGCAGAATCCTCTGCTAGAGAGTTCGATGATAGGGTGTATATGATACAACCAAATACGTTAATATACGGACATTATGAAAGCTATCGTTACTTTCAAGATATCGAAGACGAGATACGCAGCGATTTTGAACTATTACCAGAAATTAAGTCCAGAGGGTCGATATTGTTAGAAAATGTTAAGGCGAATAGTGATACACAAACTATAGCTATTCACATCCGTTTGGGAGATTATTCTCACATTTATAAAGATTTATATTCTAATAAATCACATTGGATTCACACATTTATTCATGATGCACTGAAGCAATTTGAACATATCAGAAATAAACAATTTATAGCTTTTACCGGTGGAAATAAGCAGGATACACAGGATAGAGAAGATATTGACTTTACAAGAGAGTTGCTCAGTCAGTATATTCCAGAAAATCAATTGTTTATGAGTCAAGGAAATGAACCTATTATCGACTTTTCAATGATAACGCAAGTGAATCATGTGATAGTGCTAACATTCAGCACATTTATTTGGTGGGCATCTTTTCTGAATAGTTCTGAAAGCAAAAAAATAATTGTTCCTAAGAACACAATGTTTGCTAAAGATACAGACTTTTGGCATCCATCATTTATTCAGATTTAGATTTAAATAATACCTCTTTATGCAATGAAGCATTGTATGATGGGTCAAATGGCTCTACTATATCAAAATATTTTAATATATAATTTAACAATTCATTATATTTATCATAACCTAACTGGCAATGTAGTTCTATACCGATGTATTTAATATTTTTTAACTCTTTGTTCATTAGAAAGTTATATTCGCTAGTTTCACAGTCTATTTTCAGATAATCTATATGTCCACCGATACGTTCTAGTACGTCTTCCAATGATATTGTGTTTACTTTTATATCTACAATATTATTAGTCCAACCGGTAGACAGTAGATTGTTACTTATATTTTCGGCATTAAGTGCAACACTACCACTATCTAAGTTTGAATGCGATATCATAGATAGAACATGTCCCGATTCACTAAATACTGCTTCGTTGAATAAAGATAGATTATGTGAACCTGATATTCTATCTCGAATAATTTTATTACACTCTGTCTGGGGTTCGTATATATGTATTTTACTAAAGAAATCTTTATACGTCAAGGAAAACACCCCAGTGTTTCCACCAATGTCTACACATATGCCACCCATACATTCTTCGGGCACAACATAGTTTCCAATATTGTTATAATTATGTATCTGCGCTTTCATTTTCATAATAAACATATAATGTGCTTAAATGAGACTCGCGATAGTTTACGGAACACGCCCCGAGTATTTAAAAATATTGCCTATTACGAAACTTCATAAATTTAAAGTTATCAGAATACTCCAACATGCAGATATATCAGAACCCGACTTATATTCTGATGTGTCTATTAATTTGCTTCAAACCTCCGAAAATAGGCTTGATTGTATTGGTTCTGAAATACTTTTAAATTTGGGAAACATTCTCAAAGAAGACAACATTACACACCTCATTGTACAAGGTGATACATCTACTGCTTTCTATTCCGCACTTTCTGCCTTTCAAAATAATATAAAAATCGTACATCTTGAAGCCGGTCTTCGAACATATGATATCACGCGTCCTTACCCAGAAGAAGGTTATCGTCAAATGATATCGAGATTAACAGATATTCACTTTGTACCACATGAATACAACAAACAACTTTTGGAAACTGAAAGGGTTTCTGGAAGAATCTATACGGTTGGAAATACAATTCTTGATTTGGTAAAAGAATATAACTTGACGGTTACGTCTGGAAATAATGTTTTGATTACATTTCATCGCAGGGAAAATGTTCAATATCTGGACTCATTTGTTCGCAATTTGAGGCAGTGTATTCAAAATAATACTAATAAGAATTTTTTGTGGATATTGCATCCGAATCCTCAATTACAGGCACTTGTAAAACACGCAACTACCGATTTGAACGTGAGCTTTATTCAGCCATGCGAACATCGTGAATTTTTAAACTATCTTAAAGACTGTTTTTGTATACTGACCGATTCTGGCGGAATTCAAGAAGAGGCATCCTTTTTAGGGAAACCGACTATTGTTCTGCGAGATAAAACCGAACGTGACCAGATTCCAGAACCATACTTATATTTAGTAAAGCCGCAATACGACGAATTAAATGATATATTTTCTCAAATTCCTCAGCATGCTCTTCCGCCCTGCTATGTATACGGTAAAGGAGACTCATCAAGTACTATTTTGACGTATCTTTCATAGAATAACAAAATGTTTGAAGGCGGCTGGTCTTATACGCACGAAGAAATTACAGAGCTATTTAAACATCTCGATTTTTCTCAAGAATATTCAGTACTCGAATTTGGAAGTGGGGATAGCACGGTAAAATTATATAATAAACTCAGAGAACACGTTGAAAATTTGACGTTTTATATATATGAATCTGATGATTCGTATATTAAGACGCACAGTGATATTAAATACGTAAAGTACGATGAGAATGATATTCAAAATGTAGACATTCCAGATATTAAATTTGATTTAATTCTCATTGATGGACCGGGTGGCGAGAAGAGACAGCTATGGTATTCTAAACTTAGAAATAACGTAAAACCCGGAACAGTTGTGTTGATTGATGACTTTAATCACTTTAAAAGTTTTTCAGACGAACTCGATGATAACTTTAAGTATGATACGTTGAGTCTACAAATTCAACCTATACTTCCTGGTAACAAGTCTTGGAAAATTGTTAAAATTATATCCCCCAAGCATACCAACCCATTAACCAATAAGAATAGTGTACAACATTTGGAATTATTTATAAATAAATTAAAGAATGGTGAACCATTTTCATTCATACGTCCAAATGATGGCGAGTATTTGATTATGACGGGACGCAACTTTGCGACACAGGATAGATGGAGCTTCTCTGGTGGACGCCTTATTGATGATTTGTTTATTTCTATCAGCAAAATGATTAGTTTGCCAAATGCGTACGTTGGTATCCCATGTAAGGGGTGCTATGATGATATTTATAACTGGTATATAAATAGGTTCAATATACCATCAGAAAAGCTGACGTACGGAAATTTGGTGTGTAATGCAAATTGGTCTACATTTACAAGTTTATTTACTAAACACAATCTACCGTTTTATTACATAGGTCCTTATAAGTCAAACCATCATAATTTGAACTTGTTGGATAAATTTGTAATAGACGAATACTTGATTCATAATTGGGATACCGAAAAAGAAACTGTACTAGCAGACGTACGAAAATGGGTATCTGATAAATCGGGAATATTTACCTTTTCAGCTGGTCCATTGACTAAGGTATTTATTCCGATGCTAGCAGAAGCCTTTCCAAATAATACTTACATTGATGCGGGTTCTTCACTAGATTTGTTCATGAAAGGTTCTACAAACAGACTATACGTGAATCCGAATGACACATTCTCAAATGTGGTATGTGATTTCAATAAAGGACACATAATTAGACGACAGAGTATTGAGGGGGATATAACAGCTATATTGACGGTATACAAACGGCCACAGTATTTGCAAGAACAATTAGAGGCACTTTATAATCAAACGATAAAGCCGAAGACAGTTATTATTATTAAGAATTTTGTGGAGGGAGTCGCTATTCCAAATCTTCCCGAGCATCTTGTTACAAACGTTAAATTCATTGCTAGCAATACAAATTTCGGGGTATGGGCTAGGTTTGCTATCGGACTTTTAGCAGATACCAAATATGTATGTATGTTCGACGATGATACTATACCCGGAAGCAAGTGGTTCGAAAACTGTATGGACTCGATGAGTATACGTGAAGGATTATATGGAACAATTGGTATCCGATTTCCAACGCCATCTTACGGTTGGACCCACAGTGATAGAGTTGGTTGGCATAATCCTAATACTGAAATAGAGGAAGTTGATATTGTCGGACATGCATGGTTTCTAAAACGAGAATGGATTCGTCATTTGTGGAATTATACTCCATCGTATACTGATGATTTAAAATGTGGCGAAGATATCAATTTATCATTTTACCTACAGAAGGTAGGAATTCCGACACTAGTACCTCCACATCCACCGGGTTGCTACGAAATGTACGGAAGCCATCCAGTTACTGCATGGAATTATGGAACAGATGAAAATGCGCTCTCCAGTGAAGCAGGTGCGCATTCAAAATTTGATATCAGCCTATCTGACGCAATAAAGAACGGGTTTGTGTTGATGTGTATGAAAAAATAAAATATACCGAATATAAATGGTTATAAAAATACCCCTTATGCGAGCAACATTCTTGAACGAACTTCAAACTAAAAAGGAGTTATGTGACTTCATAATGAAATCTGATAAATTTAGTATGGGTGAAAATGTATCTAAGTTTGAATGTGAATTTTCAAAATGGCAAGGACGTAAGCACTCTGTTATGGTTAATAGTGGAAGTTCCGCAAATCTCGTATTGATACAATCTTTATTAAATTTGAAATACATTAAACCTGGAGCTAGAATCGGAGTATCCGCCGTTACATGGGCTACAAATGTTATGCCTATAATACAGCTTGGCTGTGTTCCAGTACTGATAGAAGTATCTCGTATGAACATGAACGTCATGTCTGAATACTTACCCAAGAATATAGATGTATTATTTATTACACATTTACTTGGCTTTCATGGAGATATTTCTAGAATCATAGACTTTTGTAAAATTAACAATATTCTCTTAATAGAAGATACATGCGAATCTCTCGGAAGTAAAGCTGAAAATTATACAAAACTTGGAAATTATGGAGTTGCGTCTACATTTTCGACATTTGTTGGGCATCATATGTCCACCATAGAAGGTGGATTAATTTCGACAGATGACGAAAAACTCGATTGTATGTTGAGAATGGTGAGGGCACACGGATGGGACCGCAATATAACTGAGACTCAGCGACAATCTTTGCGTACACTTTGGAATATAGACGATTTTCACGGACCTTATACATTTTATACACTTGGATACAATGTCCGTCCAACAGAAATACAAGGATTCATCGGATTAAAACAATTACAATACATCGATGCATCAAATGAAAAACGACTGAACACATTCAAGACAATTCGAAAATATATTACAAAAGCCGGATTACATACTCCTAATATAGAAGTTCCCGCATTTGCAATTCCTGTTATATGTAAAGATATAAAAACCCGGAATATTTATATGCAGAAATGTATAGATGCCGGTATCGAAATTAGACCTTTGGTCGCAGGTAGTATGAATAAGCAACCGTACTTCAAAGACTATATATCTACAAGTACTCCAAACGCCGATTATTTGCACGACTGTGGATTTTATATGCCAAACCACCCAGACTTAACGGATGAAGAAATAACACATTTATACAGTATATTCCTATAGAATTCAAGATATGACAATCGCATTAATAACAGGAGTAAACGGGCAAGACGGGTCTTATCTTGCAGAACTTTTACTTCAGAAGAACTTTTTGGTATATGGTATAGCTCGCCATGTTAGTCATTCAGGGGCGTGTTCGAAGCTACAGAATATTATATCTCATTCAAATTTTCATATTTTAGAAGGAGATATTTCTGATTTATCATTCTTATTACATGTTGTAAAGCAATTAGAACAATTTAATTCCGAAATTTATGTATTTCATTTAGCAGCACAGTCGTTTGTAACTCAGTCGTTTTACAGTCCAATTTATACAGCAAATATTAATGCAATTGGAACTCTCAATATTATTGAAGCATTCCGTAATTCAAACCTTAAATCAAAAGTTAAGATTTACAATGCAGCTAGCAGTGAAATGTTTGGTAAAGTAGTAGAAACTCCACAAAAAGAGACGACTCCTTTCTACCCACGGTCTCCGTATGGAGTATCAAAGGTCTATGCATACTGGATTTGTAAAAACTATAGAGAAAGTTACGATATGTTTATTTCAAATGGTATATTATTCAATCACGAATCTCCGAGACGAGGAGATATGTTTGTAACCAGAAAGATTACTAAATCAATCGCTCGCATTAAGAATACATCTGATAAATCACCTGTAATTTTAGGAAATTTAGATGCAAAACGTGACTGGGGACACTCAAAGGATTATGTAGAAGCTATGCTTAAAATATTAGAATATAATACACCAGACGACTGGGTTGTAAGCACACAAGAGATGCATAGTGTACGGGAATTCGTGGAAATTGCATTTTCTCATGCGGGTATAAGTATTATCTGGAAAGGAATTGGAGTAGATGAAATTGGAGTTGATTCTTCGACCGGAGAAGTGTTAGTAAGAGTTTCTGCAGAATTTTATCGCCCAGCAGAAGTTGATAGTCTACTAGGAGATTCTACAAAAGCAAGAAGTTTATTGAATTGGACTCCGCAGTACTCTTTTATGAGTTTGGTACACGATATGGTTGATTCTGATTTAAGTATAAATGTAATAGAGTAATAAATGAAGTTTAGCTTAATCAGACGGCAGGTGAAGAAAAGTTATACGATTACATTTGAAGGTGGATTTGGGGGACAATTATCTAGTGCATGTGCTTACTTTTATTTAGAGAGTCAAGATTTCAATGTTGGCGCTGATATGAGTTATTTTTCCCCAGAAAACCGCGATTGTATATTATATAATGAAGGTGGGTGTACTGTTTGGAAGTATGAACTATCTAATTATAATTTACCAATAACTTATTTTAAGTCGCGCGTACCAAATTCAGAAATAGTAAACGATTGTGCAAAAAAGTTACTACTGGCTGAATTAGGATTTAACAGTAAAGAGATTCGTTCAAAATTTATGATAAATACAGATGCTTATAAGTACAAGGAAACTGTTCTATCTAATGATGATTTTATATGTCTACATGTTAGGAGAGGCGATTATTTGAATGTAGCATCCTATATTATAGCAGATGAACGTTATTTTAATATCACAAAGAAAATTACAGAAGAGAATAAACTAATATCAAAATTATTAGTAGTTTATGATACACCTATATCAGAAAACTTGAGTAATCTTCTTAATACGCTTGATATTAACGTAATATATAATACCGAAACAAATACGCATGTTACACACGGGCTTATGCGATTAAGTACTATACTAATCTGTTCTAACAGCCAACTTTCGATGACAGCCGGATTTTTAAGACATACCGATGCTGTAACCTATTTTCCTACAGATTATATTGGAAATAATCATGAAATTGATATACAGGTACGAAAGTTTAAAATTTTTAAATTTTATTAATAGGTTCTAATATTAATATGAAAGGACATCGTCGCATAACTATAAATCGATATAATGATTCCATAGATACTAGCAAACTCATTACTCCAAGAATACCAGTATATATAACAGCAGATAGTTATACAGTTCCTTCATCTATTTTTCCGGTTAGAACAAAGATTTATATACAATTTGAACCCAATGTAATATTTCCTGCTAGGGAATTTCTTTTGCAGAATTGGCGGTTATTTAAGTATATAATTACACACGACGATATTATACTAAGCAAAGTACCAAACGCCATAAAATATACGTATGGTACAACATGGTTAAAGCAAGAGGATTATAACCATATAGATAAGTCGTTAAAAAAGTTTAAGATATCTACTTTAGTCGGGGCGAAAGCATTCGCACCAGGTCATAACTTACGGCATGAATTATATCAAAAACAGCAAGAGTTCACTAAATTCCCATTAACGACTTATAGAAGTACTCGTGGAATACAGTTGGAAAACATATCAAATAATCCCATACTGCCGGACGGTAATAAAATTCATTTATTTAGAGAATTTCAATTTTCAATAGTTATAGAGAATATAGCTGAAAGTACCTGGTTTACTGAGAAACTCATTGACTGTTTAATTACCAAAACAATACCTATTTATTGGGGCTGTCCAAATATTTCAGAATACTTTGATACAACCGGCTGGATTATTTTTAGCGACCTAAACGATTTAAAACATAAATTATCGGTATTAGACGAATCATATTATTCTAGGTATACTGAAGTTATAAATAAAAATTACGAAATCGCCAAGTTATATACAGATATTCACACGAACATAAATCGGGCTATTCGAACTATACCAGATTGGTAGTTCAAAACGAATTTCATATAGCAACTATGGTTGTATGTAAGGATGTCTCTAGAAATTGTTATTGGACCTATGTTTTCGGGTAAGTCGAGTCACGGTATTTCCTATGTTCGGCGTCAAAAAGTTATTGGTAAATCAGTTATCGTTATTAAGCCTAATATCGATAACCGCTATTCAGATGAAGATGTTATGGTGACACATGATAACGAGCAGGTTCCGTGTATGATTTGGGATGTAAATAGACCGCTTTCTCCAACACAACGAATTACAGATAACAGGTGTATCGTAATTGAAGAAGCTCAATTCTTCAGGGGATTGAGGGATTTTGTTATATTCGTCCTTAAAGCTCATAGACGAGATATAATGCTAATTGGGTTGGACGGAGACGCCAGACAAGAACCGTTTGGTGAAATTTTGAACTGTATCCCATTCGCAACTAACGTCACCAAATTGAACGCCTACTGTATGCTGTGTAAAGATGGTACAGTTGCTCCATTCACGCGTAAAAATGATAACAGTGGACCCCAAGTAGATGTTGGGGGTTCCGATAAATACCTTCCAGTATGCCTAAAGCATATAAACTGAACACGCATACATTAGGTAACATGACGCTATATATCCGTGCCGAGAACCCCGAACTGCGCAGTATGATTCAGAAGCAGATACAAAATCATCGTTCGACTGACTCTGGATTTGATATTCCTATGACTGCTAAAAATTTTGATACGAGTATGAAGCTGCACGGTTTTTATTTGGGTATCAATGTAGCTGCGACTTTGTCGGATGGTACACCTGCTCCATGCCTTCTTTTGCCCCGTTCTTCTATTTATATGACTGCGTTTCGCATGTGTAATTCTATTGGACTTATTGATGCCGGTTATCGCGGCGAAGTTAATGCGAAGGTCGACAATTTGTATCCCGGGGAAGAAACTAGTGGCAGATTCCAGGACGGGACACGACTCTTTCAAATTTGTCAGCACAACTTTCTGCCGTGGAGTAAGATTGTTTTGACCGATGAACTACCAGCTCCCCCCGATTCACGAGGGTCGGGTGGGTTTGGTTCTACTGGACTACAGCTTGAAAATCACCCCCGAACTTAGACGTAAGGGTAAATGAGCACTAGTGAAACGACATCGTGAACAATCGCGCCCCAATAGGCCGAGTACCAGGTGCTTTTTAGTCCAAATATCATAAACAGAATAACGACTATTGAACGCAGGAACGTATTGAGGATGGGATTCGCGGTCGGGATAAACCAGAGGTTCATTTATACTTAGTGAAACGGATTTTAGATAGCAATTATTCTGATAATAAAATGACCGAATGGAAGGATATACCGGATTTTGATTATGAAATAAGTGAGCATGGCGACGTTCGGAGTAAGAAATTCAAACGGATACTTACCCAAAATACAGATAAAGATGGTTATAACTATATAGGCATCCGAAAGACAGGGAACCGGTTAAAATATTGGTTCCGAACGCATAGACTAGTAGCTACTGTATTTTGTGACAATCCCAATGCGGTTACAAAGACGGACGTAGACCATATAGATAGAAATGTAAAAAATAATCATTATACAAACCTGAGATGGGTCGATAAAGTAGAGAACAATTTGAATAGAAAAGATACGGCTTGGGCTAGTAATAAAACGTCCGGCGAGTTGTATATAACAAAGTACCGTAATGGATTTATGATTAGAATAAATAAGCATGATTTTAAACACAAATCTTGGCATAAGACAATGGAGGACGCGATAGAGCATCGAAAATTAATCGTCGAGGGCGCGATGGTAAACTCTCAAATAAAATTTTCTAATCGTATAGTATAAACACAAAATGGGCGGTAAGAACTGCCGCCAATAGTATTACGATAAAGGTAATGCTAGTCCGATGATATACCAGGGCGACACTATCAAATTGCGGGAACATCCTGGAAACTATATCTACCACCTCATCCTTGAAAAAGAGATGACGGAACCACAGGGAAACTTGTGTGGCATGGTAAAAACGATATGAGTAGGGATAATCCGCAGCCAAGTCCTAATGGTCTACGACCTATGGATGCAGTTCAGAGACTGAATGGTAGTGGGCTTGCGAGTACGCAGGCTTAAGATACAGTCCAACCACTCCGAGAGGAGACATTTAAGAGGAATTTTTACATGATATCATCCATGTAAAGAGGAGAGCTTAAATATACTAATAACTCGTAGGGGGTTATTAGTATGGGTTTTTGGGTCTTATGCAGCTAGTGTCGTATGGTGCGCAGGACATTTACATTTCGGGTAACCCCCAGATTACCTTCTGGAAGGTGCTGTACAAGCGCCATACCAACTTCGCCGTGGAGTCCATTGAGGTGACGTTCAACGGCCAGGCCGACTTCAACAAGCGCGTGACGGCCGTGATTAACCGCAATGCCGACTTGATGTACAAGACGTACATCCAGGTTGTGCTCCCCCAGATTGACTTACGTCCGATTGGCAACGGTGGTACATTCTCACCCGGTGGCACCACCTCAGGTTTCCGCTGGCTCAACTACATCGGTCACCGCCTCATCAAGCAGGTTGAGGTTGAAATCGGCGGCCAGCGCATTGACCGCCAGTATGGTGACTGGATGCAGATTTGGACCCAGCTGTCCACAGATGCTGGTACCGTGTCTGCGCTAGATTCTATCATCGGCAACACGCACGACCTCGTGCTCATGAAGCGCGCGGCCGGTCTGAGTCTGGATGCGGCCTGCGCTGCGTCGGAGACGACGGTTTCCTGCGTGCCTCGCCAGGGCTGCCCCGCGAAGACGCTGTACATTCCTCTCCAGTTCTGGTTCTGCCGCAATCCTGGTCTGGCGATTCCCCTGATTGCCCTCCAGTACCACGAGGTGCGCATCAACGTGGATTTCGAGACGTGGCAGAACTGTATTTACTACGAGACTTCAGTTGGTACGGTGTCCACCGCGGCCGCCGCCCAGTCGCTCGCCGCCGCGTCGCTGTATGTTGACTACGTGTACCTCGACACGGAGGAGCGCCGCCGCTTCGCCCAGCAGAGCCACGAGTACCTCATCGAGCAGGTGCAGTACACTGGCGCCGAGTCCATCACGTCGTCTTCCAACAAGATTCAGCTGAACTTCAATCACCCCGTGAAGGAGCTCTTCTGGGTCGTCCAGCGCGATTCGTTCGTTGACTGCTCTGCCAATACATTCGTTGCCTCGGTTGGCGGCCCCCAGCCTTTCAACTACTCGGACGACTTCAGCTCGGAGGGCATGGTGATGTCCCTGCTGTCTCAGGCGAACCAAGCCGGCAACCAAATTTTCCCTCAGAACCAATATGCATCACAGGCTAATAATGCCACTGCGTTCCTCGGACAGGGTCCCACGCAGCCCTCCTCGTTCATCGGCGCGGACAATCAGGATACCGCTGGTATTGCTGAGTTCGAGTCCACGGTGAACTACCTGCTCGCCAAGGTGATTCTGGAGTCTGGTGTGCGTTGCGAGGGCAAGAACCCCGTGGAAGTCGCCAAGCTCCAGCTCAACGGCCAGGACCGTTTCACGGAGCGTGAGGGTGCCTACTTCGACCGCGTCCAGCCCTTCCAGCACCACAGCCGCACGCCTTCTACGGGTATCAACGTGTACTCGTTCGCCCTGCGCCCCGAGGAGCACCAGCCCAGCGGCACGTGCAACTTCTCGCGCATCGACAAGGCCACGCTCCAGCTGACGGTGTCTATCAACACGGTGACCGGTCAGCGCACGGCCCAGGTGCGCGTGTATGCGCTCAACTACAACGTGCTCCGCGTGATGAGCGGCATGGGTGGTCT